TTCCATATACAACTCGTCGTACAATACCATCCAATCGTCATATATGGTTTCTAACTCCAATTCATCGACCCTCATGGTAATCGATTTGAATAGATGTCTTCCCAATTGGTCGGCATAATTCTGACCATTCCCGGGAGCACCGTCTATTTTTGGCATTTTTATTGAAATATACATATTACTCAATAAATCTCCCATGTTTTGTGGGTTCATGGTAACCTTTATGGTTTCACCAAATGGCCACGACGCTTTTCCTCCTGGATTAATGACGGGGGTGGTTCGATGATATTTCGAAAAATTTGAATGTCGTTTTTCTTTATAGGTAAATAAAGACCTCGCCTTATCATCGTTTGATATGAGGTGTTCATCTTGCTTTCCTATTGCGTGAAGGCATATCATGGCTCCAGTGCTGGCACCGTTTATGTCGCACATACTACTTATTGCTTACATATTTTTAATATCTAATTTCCACATATCTATGGGAGATGTTTGTTTCATAATTTCCAACTGGCGTCTAGCTTCATTGGATTCCTGGATGAGCGATTTCACAGACTCTTCTGTGTATTGAACAGTCTTGATATTCAGTAGATAATCGTAATTTCCATCTATTTTGGGGAAGATTTGCGAGAGTTGTCGTTCAAGATCCAGCTTTTTTCTTCTGAAAACAATCAATTCTCCATCTATAACCATCAAAACGAATTTGGATTTGTGGCTACTTAATGCCGCCCTCTTTTCCAGTACGTCAATAAGATGAGATTTTCTTGCGTTGTAGTGTTTCATTCGCAATTCAATGAAATCAACGAGAATCTCCTCCGGACTTTTGTATTTATATATTCCCCTTGATGGATGAAACAGGTGCATGTTTGAAGAGTTTAATGACCGTCTCAATTTCAAGTCCTTAATTGGATCGTTACCTGTATAACCAACAATGTCAAAATCAACATTTTCGGTTGTACTGTTATTTGTATATGAACTGACTATCTTCTTCTCAACGAGAGTGTCGAGGTATTCTTTGTAATCTTGTGTCCATCTTCCCGGGGGGAGCTCGGTCACTTTAATTTTAGATCCCGTGTCCTGCCATACACCTTCGGCGATCCACGCACCCTCATTACTTTCTCGTGTGATAGTGCCCTTAAATCCCCTATACCATGGTTTCATGGGGACGATTGGTTTTTTATCAAGAACCCGAAGGATATTGTTTTTAATATCAATTGGATTAAACGGTGGGACAAAACTAGAAAATCCCGTCCCGATACCCTCGGATCCATTGATAAGGATCGTAGGAAGAGTGGGCATGTAATGATTCGGTTCGATCATTCTCCCATCATCGTCCAAATACGTGAGGATAGCATCGTCTCTATGGTCAAACAGTCTTCTTGCTTCTTTTGTAAGTTTGGTGAAAATATACCTCGTTTGACTCGCGTCCTTCCCACCCATCAGTCTCGTGCCAAACTGACCACACGGTTCGAGGAGATTGATATTATTACTACCCATGTAATCATTTGCCAATTTCACAATTGTGTCAGCGAGGGAAACTTCTCCGTGATGATATGACGATGTTTCTGCGACGTATGCTGCCAGCTGAGCAACCTTCATTTCATTTCTGAGATCCTTTTTGAAACAAGAATACATAACTTTCCGTTGGGATGGCTTTAATCCATCCGCAACATGAGCGATGGATCTTTTCAAGTCTGCGAGACTAAAATTGACCAAGTCTTTGTGGATGAAATTTGTAATTCCGAGTGTTTGGATCGATCCATACGGGACTTCCAATTCACTTGGATTCTTTGTGGTATTTCTTAAAAGCCATTCTTTTCTTGCGTCGGCTTTCTTTTTGTCAAAGGCCAGAATAATAGATTCATCTGACATCTTATCCATTTCAAATTTCACCGTGAGTTGTTGAATTTGTTTGAAATATTCTCTCGCTTCCTTCGATGTAGATGTACCCAGACCCTTGTAGTATTTAATTTTCCACCCGGATTTGCCATTTCCGTACCACGTCCTAAACGAAGAGTCCGTATAGAATGATTTAGTTTCGGAACCCTTTGTCGCTTTGATGATCGGTGTAACCATACTCACAACAAAATTCATTTTCAAGAGACTTGGCCAGAAATGGTGTATCATGTTTAAGATTAAACCCTTGATATGCGAACCATCCGCATCTGCGTCTGTCATGATCATTAGGCGACCATAGCGAAGCGCGGAAACATCTGTATATTCTTTGCCTTGTTGGAGACCTAAAATCTTCTTGAGATCGTTGAACTCCTGATTTGACGTAAGCTGTGATATGGAAGCATCCCGCACATTCTTACATTTACCACGAAGTGGAAAAACGCCATAATGATCCCGACCAACGACTGAAAGCCCCGCAACTGCCAAAGTCTTCGCCGAATCACCCTCTGTTACGATGAGAGTACATTTTCCAGACTGCGCTGTACCTGCCTTATTTGCGTCATCTAACTTTGGAATGCCAGTAATTTTTGATTTTCGTGCGCCATCGGTCTTTTTGAGCTCTTTCATTTCCTTGAACTTTGACAATGCCAAGAGTTCATCTTGAATTCCAGTCTTGAGTACGTTCTTGATAAAATTTTTTGGTGGTTCAAATTTACTCCCAAATTCTTGTGATTTCGATGTACATTCGGATTTAACCTGACTACTGAACGTAGGATTTTCAAGGGTAGCCTTTACGAAAACATTGAATGTATTTTTCACTTGTTGGGGCTTTAGTTTGATTTTCTTCGATAATTCATCGATGATACCCGCCGCCAAAAAAGACGTCACATGATCCACATGACTCCCTCCTTTGTTTGTACAAATACCATTAACAAACGAAACCTGTTCAAGATTGTTATCTGATGGCCCGATACACACCGACCAGCGGTCCGTGGTCACACTGGCGAGAGATTCCACACCCTCATACATCTTCGCATATGATTCAAGATTCATTTTGGGTAATGGATCTTCTTGAAATTTTACCTTACAATTCGGAGTTGTACAAATATTCGCATCATATACTCTTTTATGGAATATTCTGAATATAGTATTGTCCATCTGTTTCATTTTGAATCTTTTCCAATCTGGGATAAATGATACAGATACCGAAGATTTGCTTCCATTGTATTTTTTCATGGTGGGCGGGACACATACAGTCATATTATCCCTCCACATCTGTGAATAAGACATCTTGTTTTCATGATCTTTAATTTCTATGGAAAATTCCGATGAATATACGTTTGTGAGTTTTGCGCCGTATCCATTTCTTCCACCCACCACCCTCTTTTTTGAGTCATCGTAATTTGTCGATGTTAAAAGATGACCGAACGTAAGTTCCGGATTCCATAGTTGCTCCTTTTTGTGCATCTTGATAGACACACCACCAAGGGGACCGTTGTTTTCGATTGTGATTTTTCCGGAATCTTTATCAATGGAGACATTTATACTCGTCACCTGTTTTGGGTGGAGCGAATTTCTATCAACCGCATTCACGAGTATTTCGTCGAAAATCTTGAGAAGAGCGGGGGAATATTTAATATCCCTTTTTTCAAACTTTTTTCCATATTTATCAATAAGCCAGTAGGTTTCCGGCGTTACTTCAACCGGACCAACATAGGAGTCTGGTCTCTTTAATATATGCTCTATATGGGAAAGTTTTTGAATGCTTTCCTTCATTTCTCTTGAAAATTTATAGACACAATTCTTTACTTAGGTTTTTTTAGATCATATATCATCCGCCCGATATCTCCTAGCCATACCATAGTAGCTATTAAACCAATTTTCAACCTCCTCCTTTGTTTTTGTCAAGTTTGGTATATATAAATTTTTAATAATTCCAGTTTCACGTCCCATTATTTGCCTTATGTTTATTTTAGCAGGATTTACAAAACAGCACCTACACACCCTTCTTGCCTTTAACCCAAATAACTTAATTCGAGATACATTATTTAACAAGAATAAGGGTCTTATGTGTCTATACTTGTATAATAATTCGTATTGTTCGTCTGTATTCGGTCTAATTGTTATATCGAGTGGTGACTGACACACATAACATTCATGTCTCCAGGATAATTTTGGCATACTTATGTATACGACGATGCTTTACTTTATAGCACTTTTAGTTATTTTGGTTCT